TTCGCCTTGGGTTGTCGTAGTCCATGTAAAAAACCCTTGCGGGTTTTGGTGTTTCGTATGGGCCGAACTCGTCTCGCCCAGCCGCCATGCTGTTCAACATCGCAGACAAGAAGTATGACTTGCCATGACCGTTGAACCCCACAACCTGTGTGATTGTTCCTTCTGGTATCAAGGGGTTGACCCAGTAAACCTCGTCTCGCATCTCCGAAAGCAACCGCTCGACAGCATCTGCGTAGATTGGAACCAAGCGAGAGGTGTCGATTACAGCCACCTCTTTCTTTTTTTCTATGCGGTTCCCCTCTTTGTCGTACTGTTCGGGGTAGTTTCGCATGTCCATTTCGACTGCTGACCGCATTTTGGCTACAAGCCAGCGGTCTGTGGCTTCTTTTGGGTACTCATCTTCAAAAAATTCGGCGTAATAGTTACGCACTACATGCTCAAGGTCACTTCCCAGCACCCCTTGCCGAACCTTTTGACCGCAGAAACGAACCATCCAAGCGTCAGTTCCGTCTCCTTCCTGTAGTTTCCTACCGAGAACGGCGACACGTTGTTCGGTCTGCTCCCACACGGTTGCATTTGCATCGGGTGTATGGATTGAAACATTGGACAAGTCCAGCGTCTCGAACGTAAGCGCATCTGTTGACACGCTTGTTGGTGCGCCACGCCATTGAAAATCTTCAAGGTCGTCCCACCCAAGTCCATATCCAATGTCCCACTCGTATGTGTGAACAACCTTTCCTTCTTTGTCCGTCTTGACTGAAGGCGGCATAACCACATACCCGCCGTCTCCACGAAGGTCTAGCCCATGTACCGAAGGCCAATCGTAGCTAGTTCCCCCAACTTTATTCTGAAATTTTTTGCCGTGACCACCGTGAGCAAAGTAAAAGTGCATGCCCCGTGTGGTCTTTACAGCAAAAGGCGACACAAGATTGTTCTTGTTCGCGTAGGCGACAGCCTCTTCGTTGTCGCAATCCAGCACTACAACGCCCGATATATCACCAGTAACCAGTGCCAAGTTAAATAACTTGACACGGCTACCGTTGGTCGTGGGCGCACCATTTTCAAACCAATCGTCAACTTCCTCTATGGTTGTTGGGTTTGTTTGGTAATGCTTCCATTCGTTCAATGGCCGTTTGCTTGAAACAGAGAGGGGGAAGATTGTCCACCCCATCTCCACAGCTTTCACGGCTTGGTCATAAAGAGCCTCACTCAGTGTTTCTATGTTCATTCGTGTCCTCAAAGTAATCGTCTAGGTTTATGTCTGGGTTTTGATATTTTAGGATTTCAAGTTGCCACGTTGTCATGTGGCGTGTCTTCATCATTCTGTACGGTGCCGTTCGGTGCTTCCCCAAAGCCTCCGCAACCGCTCGAACGCCTCCGCAATCATCAATCAACTGCTTTGCGTTGAACTGCATACCTCTCTCCTTTTCTTCCGTGTGTGTTGATGGCGATACATTTACACACATATATAATATCTTCAACATTTGTATCATGTGCGGTACAAAGTTTTGTACGCGATACATGTTGTATCACGAACGAAACTGCTATAGGGTGTTTTTACTGAAACTAAAACGGAGGCGAAAATATGTCCGATTGGGATATGCTTAGTAGCGGTAGCGAGAGCCGTGAAACCTCAAGAATGATTGAGGATTACGAAAATCTCGTAAGTCAAAGAGATGAACTCGATGACAAAATCAAACGTATCGAGAAGCAAATCATCGCAGATTTTCCAGAAGATTTTGGGGAACACTCACGGGTGGTTGGCAACAAGGTTCTCACAATAAACCGTCAGGAACGGTACACTTGGAACCAAGACCTTCTCCATAAAATCTATCAAGACGAGGAGATACCTGACCATGTGAAGCGTAGGCTCACAGTGGACAAGAGAGTTTTCCAGCGTCTTGACCCAGAACAACAAGCCCCACTTCTTCCTGCGCTTACACGCAATCCGGGGCCAGTATCAATCAAAGTTACAAGGAGCGACTAATGTTCAAACCAATGAACACGGCAGACGAAGAGACTGCACGCCGCAAAGTTCTTTTGTATGGACATCATGGGTGGGGTAAGACCACGCAGATGTCTCATTTCCAAAAGGAATACGGCAAAGGATTTATCATTTCTGGTGAGAGCGGCCTGTCATCAATTCGGGATGGGGGTATCGACTACCTACCGTTCCAAACTTGGGGTGGCCAATCAAACCCAGACAAGGGTGAATACAGCTTCATGGACATTTACAAATGGACACGAAGCGATGAGTTTGCACAAGCTGGCTACAAATGGATAGGCATAGACAGCCTAACCGAGCTTTCGTACTTGTCATACAAGCACGCAAAAGCCGAAGCCATTGCTGACGCAAAAGCCAAAGGCAAAAAACAAGAAGACGGTTTTGCTATTTGGGGGAACCATGCGGCACAAATGATTGGCGCATGTAAAGCTATCCGTGACATGAACCTACACGTTATCGTGACATGCCTAGCCAAAGAAAACACCAACGAAAACGGCGAGACAGAATACTGGCCGATGGTGGATGGCAAGGCCACGATGCAACAGCTTCCCGGTATATTTGATTGCGTATTCTGCGGTGTCCGCGTAACGCATGAGGAAGAGGGCAAGCAGAAAGTTCTTCGCTACATCATCACAGATGAAGTGAAGGGGTGGCACGGTAAGGTTCGAGACGAAAAACGCCGTCTCAAGCCAGTTGAAAAGACTGGTAATGTTGTCGATTTGCTGAAGCGTCTCGACATGTCAGATGATGAATACAAAATGTTAGGAGCATAAGAATATGAGTTCATTCAAAGACCTTGACCTGTCCTCTGTTGAGTTCTCAACACAGGCACAGGTACTAAAACCCGGACGACACGAAGTGTCCGTCACTTGGGCAGAGTGGTATGAGACGAAATCGGGTGGCCGTGCAGTCAAGTACACGCTTGGCAATGATGATGGTGTTATCAGTGGCATGATAAACATTATCAACGCCAATCCAAAAGCTGAAAGCATTGGGCGCGAAACCCTTAAAAAGTTACTGACCTTCGGTAATCATCCCAACCCTGATAAACCCGGAGATATTGCTACGCTTCGTGGGCTGAAGGTCGGTGTGTCTGTGGGCTTGGATAAGTACACAGATAGTGATGGCGTGGAACGTGATGGTTCCAAAGTTACTGGCTTCTTCAAGCTGGGAACTACACCCGTTGGCAACGCTTCCTCCGGCGATGCCACGGGTGCGCCTTCCGACTTGGATGATGACATACCATTTTAACCGAGACGAGGGCGGGGTATCTCCCTTCCTCGCCCTCACCAACCCACACGGAGCAGTACATTGGGTATAGATTTTGTTTACCGTCTCGATGAGGCACAGCGGAACCAGAAGAAAAAAGAAAAAACACGTTCCTACATTGGTGCTTCCGGCATAGGCAACGAGTGCGAGGCGGCTATACATTTTGCTCTTCGTGGATATACAGACACCCCACCAGACCCAAGGCTCGCAAGAGTTTTCCGAGACGGCCACCGTATCGAAGACGATGTTGTTCGAGACTTGAAGTTCGCTGGCATCAATGTCATGGACAAAGACCCCATGACAAAGAAGCAATGGGAGTACACAGGATTTGATGGCCATGCAATAGGTCACGCGGATGGACTTTACGAAGCACCAGACGGTGAAATATGGCTGGTTGAAATAAAATCTATGAACGACAACAAGTTCAAGAGCTTTGCAAAAGACGGAGTAAAGGTATCGCACCGCAATTACTACGCACAGGTGCAGTTCATGATGGGGTTAGCAAAAATACAGAAGTGTTTCTTCGTGTCTTACAACAAGAACACGAGCGAATACGCTGAAGAAGAAATAGAATTTGATGATTTTTATTACGCTTTCCTGTCACAAAGAGTAGAGAACATTCTGGCTGGCAGTTGTAAAAGAATTTCAAAAGACGAAACAGATTGGCGGTGCCGTGGGTGCTTCAAACGTGAGGTGTGCTGGGAAAACAAGCCAGTACCCAAGACGAAGCGCACATGTGCAAACGCTTTGCCAGATAAGAATGGAGAATTTACATGCAAGAACGGCTGTCAAGAGGAGTGCCAGAAGTGGAAACGCTGGAGGCCACTCCCAAAAACTTAATATATTTAGCATCGCCGTACACATTGAACGGAACTGCTAACGAATTTGAAATGGAAGAAAGGTACGAGCAAGTCACAAGGTGCGCCCACATGATGATGGTGATGGGGATGAATGTATTCAGCCCGATAACACACTCACATGCGGTGCAAAGCGTAAGGTGGCCACTGGCAATAAACACTGCGGAGTGGTTACAAATAGACTTTGCTTACTTGAGATATGCTGAAGGCATGGCGGTTTTAATGCTTGAGGGATGGCAAAACAGCATTGGTGTTACAAGAGAAATAGAGTTTTGTAGGAAACACCACATACCGATTATGTTCATCCATCCAGACAAATTCATACTTGAGGGGGAAGAGGATGAGTGAAATCGCCCTCGAATTAAAAGCACAGATTGTGGCGGTAAAGGAGCGCATCGAAGAGCTTCGATGGGAATACGACCGTGGTTTCCACAACGAAAAGCGCGAGGATTGGGAGATTGAAATCAAGAAAGCGAAAGATAAACTTCGCAAGGTTAGGGCAGAGTTACTTGAAATAGAAAAAGGTAAATTGTCATGATGGTTGTAGGGTTCACTGGATTTATCGGTAGCGGAAAAACAATGGCGGCAGACTGGCTCTGCTCCACAGCAGATTTCAAAAAGCTAAAAATGGCAGACCCCCTCAAGACGATGTTGAGGTCTGTTGGTCTTGATTACAATCACATTGAGGGTTCACTCAAGGAAAAACCAAACTCGCTTTTGTGCGGAAAAACACCACGATTTGCAATGCAGACCTTGGGGACAGAGTGGGGACGACAGACTATTGGTGAGGATGTATGGGTAAACATGTGGGCGCATCAAGCCCAAGAACTCCTCAACTTAAACATAGGTGTCGTAACCGATGATGTTCGGTACGAAAATGAAGCTCGCATTATTCGTGAAATG